CTAGAACAATTCGCCGCAAAGGAGTGGACCCCCTTGGGGGCTCTCCAGGCCTGACGGCCACCTCTCCCTATTAAAAGGGAGAGGCCCACCTCAGTTTGATGTCGACGACTGAGGGGCGTCCCTGACGCTCTAAATGTTGCCGATCAACAAAGGGTTGGTCCCCTTGCTTCAGCATCACCTTGAGCAAGGCTCCGATCCCATCAAGTTGAGACTTGGGAGGGACCGTCTTCACCACATAGCCCCTGACGAGGGGGCTATGGAGAAAGGGTGCGTCCTTTGGGTTTCGAAGCCCAAAAGACTCACTCTGCCCAGCACGGGAGATGTCTCCTTCACTGTTGGCATAGGGATTACCTTTGTCAACAGATCATCGAGATACGCCGCTGTGCTCCACAGACCATTCATGTAAAAATGGTTACGTAGAGACACAGAAGACACAATCTCCTGAACGTCAGTCAGTGACGAGGGGAGCAAACGACGGACGCGAGTTATACTCACGTCATTACCGTCGTAATACTCCTTGCCGCAAGACTCTCTGAAGTTTCCACTCCAGAAAGACTTGTCGCGATTCACCAGAAGCCCAAAAGCTTCTAGAGCCTCTATCACTGAGCGTGCAAAGGGCACGGGGACAACGATATCGTCCCCATACACCCGCACCAGACCGCGGAACCCTCTTTCGGGTCCGGGCTCGTCAAGAGCCGTACGGTCCAGCTCCGTGCCTATTGCATTCTCGATCCCAATCATCACAATGGTAAGGAAAACCATTGCTTCGATCGGGAAACAGAGTGCAGAGCCCATAGACGCATACTTGGCCAGGCGAATTACACCATGGCCAGGTACGTCAGCCTTCCGAGACCTAGTTGCATCAATCCCCTCAGCCAAGTGGGGAAAGTTGCCAACCATGGCTCGTACGAGCTGATTCGAGACACGATCTGACGCCTCTGATAGATCAAGAGTCGCCAGGCGATCGCCAGAATACCGACTGCCGATTGAGCCTTCGCAGGCCATTCGACGGTTGGGTTCCTGATCGCGAAATCCAAGGTAGTCTGAAAGGATGTCATCCTTTTCGATTCTACCTACAAGGGATTGCATCACAGCCTGTTGTGTATATTGCATACACGTGGGCTCGATTGCAATAATCCTTGGTGCCTTGAGCGTTTTAGGTACAGGAGTGACCTTTACAGGCCGCTCCTGACCGGGCTCCAGCCAGGTGAGATCAGCCAGGAGTTCGTGGTAACGCCAGTTAGGCAAGAGATATTCCCCAGCAGGGAACACTCTTTCCAGTCTGTCGGTCCACTCTGACTGCTCAAACTTACGGTTTCCCGTAAGTCTGTCAGCAGTAGCTCCTGGGCCATGCTTCGGTACCAGCCTTCCGTAAAAGATGTCTTCATCGACATCCTGGAAAAGCTGGGCGAAGAGCATAGCGGACATCGCTCTAAACCTCTCCACGAGGGAGGGGTCTCTAGCTTTGTCATATTCTCTCACCTCCTGTTCTAACTGAACATACCCATCCATCGCAGCCTGAATGCGCTCTTCAGTGCATTCAAGCTCAATCTTCCCGAACATCAACGTGAGTTGACGTATCGCGAAGATGGCTTCGATGTTTGGGTCATCCAGTAGGCAACCGGAGTCGTCGTCGAATACCTGCCTCATGAACCCGCTCAGAAAGCGGGGCATGTAGGAGGACTTCCGTCGCTTGAAGCCACGGAAGCCTCCTGGTCGCAGGCGGCCTGCGTCGAGACTTTTTTGGAAGTCCGCGCCAAAGGCCGGGAGTGAAATCGAGAAAAACTCGATTCCCTCCTTTTCGACTCTACCCTTGACATATTTTATGTCAAGGTCGGTGCTAGCACGACATCGAGTGGCCATTTCATTGGCCACCTCCTGCCAGAGTAGCGTGAGGCTTTTCATGGTACTCCACCCTTTCTATGGTGGTAGTCCATCCTGAGTCTCGTTCACTCTGCAATGCCAGACCTAGGGACTGTTACAAGCCCCTTGTGAGCTCGGTTGGAGCGCCCATAACAATGTGTATCCGTAGATCGTGAAAACGATCATCGTCAACCACATGAATATGAGCGCCCGCCGTTTAGCTCTCGCCACCAAGAACTTTGGTGACGTTGGCACCGGATGAAGCTGTGAGCCAGGCGGTAAAACCGTCGACAATCTGCTTCGAGGTCGTGACTGTATAACCTGCACCGTTCGCAGGCAAGTCAATAACGAGGTATACTGCCGCGTTATATGGCTTGTTCTGCGTCGGGTTCAGGGGATCAGACACGATCGTGCGGTGATCAATGCGGGCCACCCGTCGCGTTCGGTTCCCATAAGAATGGGAAATCGAAAGCTTCAGGTTTCCGTCATCTTTTTGCAAGATGCCGGTGTTCGGCCCAGCCGGAATTCTGTTTAAGGAATTCGGCACAGCATTGATGGTGACAGTCTGGGGTTCAGTGAACAAGACACTATCCTGACAGTTCGGGACTCCCCTAGGGGAGCCATGGTTGTGCGCAGTATTCAATTGTATATTCAATTGTACCTGAGATATATGATCTCAGGTCCTGCGCCTGCTCTTGGTAGAAACCAAGGCAGCTATGATGGCCAGCTGACGAGGAGTGAAATCCCCGTCAAAAAGGCCAAAACCGAACGGAGATGCAGGGATTCTCTTCTTCCACTCTGTAGTGAAAGTTTGAGACATCCTACCCGGAGGGAGATCGCGATAGCGATAACCTTCGAGTACGTACTCTGATGAAGCGATTGTGTGCTCCATCATGTAACCGTACTGCATCACCAGGCCGTCTTGCTGAAATGCGCTAACGTTGTGGACTACGTCCCCAAGGTTAGACACCCAGTCAACAGCCCAGCTCCAAGGCGTCACATTGTACAAGGCATCAGGAGTCATCCTGATGCCCAGAAGCTTCTTCGCTTCGGCAGCATGCCGAGCGAGCTTACTCTCCAGATCCTTTCCAAGATCCAGATAGTAAGTAAAAGCTCCTGAGAACCATCGATCACGTTGAACGCGATCGATCCTTGTCAATGTTCCGAACGCCTGGTCATACATGTACGAGACTAGCGCAGGAGTCGGGGGAACTGACCCCAGGCTAGTCTTCGTCTCGATGACCTCAGTTGGAAAGTGGTATTGCCGTCGTATCCTTTTCCCAGATCCTCTCTTATAGTCCGCGAGGACTTTGTCCGTCTTTATGACGGCATGAGAGAACTTGGAAATGTCTGAGACGAGAGGCTTCCAGCCAAACTCAAAGTTAAGATACTCTCCACCAGCCTTTCGGCCAGCGGAGATCTTATCCTTGAGAAGCTGTCGGCCGATTACGTCCGGGATTCCTTCCCGTAACGTCTCGCCAACAAACACAGACACGTCGGCAACCGGATTAGTTGGCAGACATCTAGCAATAGCCGTTGTACCAAGGCCACCCAGCGTCAGATTCGACGATGGTGCAGCACTAGGCCACGCGCTACTGCTTGTGTCAAAGTTCGCCTTATAGGCGAACTGCGGCCCCACATACGAATTGCTTCGATGTGAGCTATACAGCTGGGATGTTGAACACCCAGTATCTGTATAGTTTTGTCGCATGGTGAGAAACTCACCGCCAACATTCCCATCGGTGGAGCCAAGAAGGCGCCACGGATGACCTTCGGACAGTGTAACTTGCTGTCCTACGCCAGTGAACCGTCCATGATAAGTGGACGGTCCCGTACCATTCGCCGTTGTAGGGTATTCTCTACCCTCAACATCGTAATAGCGAAAGGTACGTTCTGAGCGCTTCAACTGATGGATCCCTTCAGTGAGTGAGATGTGTGGCCTGACTTTTACAGGCCGCAAAGCGAGAGGGTCAAGGGGATCAACTCTCCTCCTCTGGCACACATCTCCCTCCTTCTGCCCACAATCAGCCCAATGGTCCGTTTGGCAGCGAGACCAAGAGGTGGTGGTGCAGTTGGTAGGACCTGGCAGCGCGTAGGCTGGAGGCTCGATGTCGTTTTAGAACACCGAATGGCGCCCCTTACGGGGCGAGATCGGA